GCCTGAAGAGACTCTACGTAAGCCGTAACAATGGCTTCGATGAATTCATCAAACTGATCAGGCGTAAACTTCATAAAGTCATACACGCCGTGCGCTTCGATGAAATGCCCTGCCGCTGCCGAAGCGTCGTTCAGGGCAACTCGTTCATTAGCCGACTTGTCGATCATATAAGCATCCATGCAGCGCATGCTGCAAAAAGGGCTTTTCTGCCGTTTGTAATCAACCGGTATTCGATAGCGTGGGTCGTACCAAAACCCCCGCGCCTCCCGCGAGCACATCCGACATAAACCGGAAGTCTTTAATTTCAGTATATTGCCCATTTTTCTGAACTTTGATTTCTAAAGGCTTCATCAGTTGATCGGAGAGTGCAATCGCTTGGTTAGTATTCTCTGGAAGGATGCCGGGTTTGCTCATCCTAGAACGCCACCACTTGATGGCTTTGTCTCGTGGAAACCCTTTGTGATTAAAGCAAATCCACTCTCGGAAGGTCGCCAAGCCGCAGCGGTACTCGACGCGCATGCTGTCGGGTTTACCGTCCTTGTGATGTAACCGATAGGCGACGGCATTAACCCGTACCCATTCGGCAGGAACAGTAGAACTCATCACCGGCAACGTCGTTGCCGTTTGATCAATGTCAGGCGGCTTTTGCGGCCATACGTAGCCGCAATCCGGACACTCTGACGTACCGGCAAAAACGATGCTTTGGCAGTTTGGACAGGTCTTGGTCGGCGCTACACCCTCCCCGGTAGACTTACGGGGCTTCTTGGGATTGACCTTATCCACAGGACCATGACGGGCGACGTTGCCTGCAAAGTCCAGAACCAAGCAGTCTTCTTTGCCGGGATAGTTGCGCATCCCGCGACCCATGATCTGGATGTATAGGCCAGTTGACTGGGTAGGACGTACCAAGGCCAATAAGTCCACAATGGGCGCGTTAAAGCCCGTAGTCAGCACCCCCATAGAAGCCAGCGCCCGAATACGCCCTGCCTTGAAGTCCGCCACAATGCGGTCTCGTTCGGCTTTAGGGGTCTCCCCGAAGATGGTCTCGCAGGTAATCCCGTAGCTTCTGACTAGTTCGGCAATGTGGGTGGCATGGGAAACACCTGCGCAAAAAATGAGCCACGACTTGCGTTCACGGCCTAGTTGGATGATCTCGCGTACTACCGAGTCATTGACATCGTTTCGATCTACAGCACGCTCCAATTCCCCGGCAACGTACTCGCCGCCTCGGATGCTGACCCCACTGACATCCAAACGGGTCTTCGGCTGTTTGGAGATCAACTTGGTTAAATAACCATGCTTGACCATATCCCCAAGATCCGCCTCGTAAGAGATGGCATTGAACAAGGCTCCGGTGCCTTCGTGTAGTAGTCCACTATCTAACCGATACGGTGTCGCGGTTAAACCAATGACCCGCGTGTGGGGGTTCAGCACCTTCAACTTGGCAAGGAACTTTTGATACATCGTATTGGCTTTTCGTGGGATGAGATGCGCCTCATCAACGATGACCAAATCAACCTTCTCAAACTTCGTTGCCTTGTTATAAACCGACTGTATCCCGCAGAACACAATCGGCGGTTTGTAATCCCGCTTGTTAAGCCCCGCAGAGTTCAACCCAGCAGGCGCTTCAGGCCACAACGTCTTCAGTTCGTCGTAGTTCTGTTTAATCAATTCGCGAACGTGCGTGACCACGAGAATCTTCGTGTCAGGCCATTCCTTCAGTGTGCTGCGACAAAACTCTGCAATCACCACGCTCTTGCCGGTGCCGGTCGGCAGCACAATGAGCGGGTATCCGTCGTTCTCATGCATGAAGCGCATCGTGCTACTGATGGCTTCTTCTTGATAAGGTCTGAGTGTAATCACGAATCAAGCTCCACTTTTGGTGCGTTTCTCACAAATTTATTGGCAACTCTTTGTATCAACTCCAACTCGTATGCTGAGTTAGATGCCATTAACGCATAGGCATAAACGTCCAGTGCTTTCATCACCAGAAAAATTTCCTCGGCGGTTAACGCGATGTCACCATCAACTACCTCTATTTCCCTTCTTCGTTTGTCCATAGCGTTCCGTCTTTGAACCGGTAAGACACCCAACCCTCACCATAATCCAATTGCTCAGCCGGAACCACATCCGGATGAAACAGGTGATTCGGGCATCCTACGCGCTGCTCTTCAAGTCCAAGAGCTTTGTTATGCTTTTCGCAACGCCATCCACCTTCTTCAACAGGCGTCGAGTACATGCAACTCCGACAGGTCTTCATCTGCGGAATTTCTTGCTCATGGCAGATGCTGCGAAAGTTACAGTACCGACATTCATGCCAAGCCGGGTCATCAGAGATTCGCGTCGGTGCGCGGTCTGCAAAAATGACGCGCTTGGCCTTGTTGATAAACCCGATGACTTCGCTTTCATTGTAGTCCGTGCGGATGCTCATCACATCGCGAACGCCGGGTGAACCAACCGTCAAGTAATGGCGCTCTGCTTTGAAATAGTGCATGTACACTTGCGCTTGCACGTAGTACACAAAGTCCCACTGCTTCAACGCAGTTTTTTCGCCTATCGTGTTCTTCAACACGCCGAGCTTTTTGAACTTCTGCTCGTTGACGATCTTGCATTCCCAGACGTGTAACTTCTTGGGAGATTGCAAAAGACCCGTGATCAATCCGTCGCAGTTACCGCGAAAGTGACCACCAATGTCTTCAAAGTGGTGCTGGACACCGGGTTCCTTTTCCGTGGAAAGATCAACTCCGGGTACTAACCGCAGCCAATCTGCCAATACCTTTTCGCCCCGGTGCCCATCATCAATTCGACGGATGCCGGACGCTTCGATGCGTCGGCGCTTCACCCACCGGAAAGTGTACCAAAGTTGTCTGTCGCAAGGTCCGCCTAAACTGGAAGCGCCAAGGTACGGTCGCGGTTCAGTGTCCTGAGCCGATTCCAAGGCAACGTCAAGCGCAAGCAAGGTCGGATCTTGCAGATCGGGTATCTTCGCCATATCACCCCCAAAGGGAAAGGCACGGCACCGCTCGGATGCCGTGCCCCTCTCTTACTTCTTGTGACGCTCCCAAGGCTTCGGAGAACCAGTCGCCGTAGCCGTAGACGCAGCCGGGGGTGCTGCATGCGAAGGTGCATCACCAGAAGAAAGGTAAATCGCACCGTTCTGAAGCGAACCGTCGCGACCCTCGGTGACCTTGATCTTCACGCGGATGGGCTTGTTGTGTAGTTCCACAGAGTCCTTCGGAGCAATCACTCCGACCGCATGACAGATCGCAGACAATTGCCGCTGGGCAATTTCCACGGTCTTTGTGTTTTCGTTCATCAAGTTCAAACGATCCCAGAACTTGCGACCTTTGAAGGTCGGTCCCAGAACCTCAAACTCCAACCACAGATACTCGCCCGTGCCGGACTTGGTGGTGCGCATATCGCTGTTCACGATCTGCATGGTGTACTCACCCGCCGGGAGCGGTTCGTTGCCCGTTGCCGGGGTGACTTCAGAAGCGTTGAAATTAAGCTTAGCCATTTTAATTAACCTCCAGATACTTCGTTCATGGCTGTGCTGAGAGACTCAGCAAATTTTTGATAATCAAGCGGCAACGTGTCAGGAATTGCCCATCGAGACTTTGCCTGCCAACCCGGACGCTCTTGCGTGTAAAGCACTCGGTTACCAGAACCCACCGCACGGGTGACCTTCTGATTGAATCCCACGTCGGCCTTGACGGTCGTGTACTGCTGATTCGCAAACATCATAATGTCGCACCACTCACTGACCAGACTTGCGCTGCCGTGATGCAGATCAAGCTGGTAACGGTCGTATGGGTCAGCGAGCGGATCATCGAATCTGCGAACTTGTGAGTGCGCAAGCACAATGACCTGCATTCCCTTTTCGTTACGCAAATGATCGAGACCATCCAGCAACTGCCTCCAGTAATCGGCAGCGGCCTTGTAACCACGACCATAGCCAATCGCGTCAATGGTCTTGACGTTGTTGTCCTGCGCAACACGTTTATGAATCAATTGCTCCGCCCAGTCGGCAGAGTCAAGAATCACTGATTCAAAATTGTGATCCTCGTTTGCTAACGCACCAATCGCCTCCAGAATTTCTTCAAACGAAGAGCAAACTGGGAACGCAGTCGCGCTGATTGCATCCAGACCTTCTTCCGTCAGGATGAATACCGGATTCGGCGCAGATGCTGCGAAAGTGCTTTTACCGATGCCATGGGTGCCGTACACCACAATTCGTGGCGGACGAGCAACGCCGGTCTTTTTCAAACTCGAAATTGAAAATGCCATGTTTATGCTCCAAAAGTGATGGATACCGCAGTCTTTGCGGGTTTAACGGTCAATGCTTTTGCCAAGATTGCGTACATCTTCGGTTCGTTATTCGCAAGGTACTTGATGCCCGCAATATCTTCTTCACGCACTACTTTGACCGGATGCAAAGATGCGGGGATCTTCGACGCAACAAGTTTGTCGAAAGTGTCCCAGTCAATCTTGCGAATCAATTTGCCGGTGACGATTACTTTGTAATCACCGATGTCGTGCGTCTGACTGCCTTCGTCCTTGGCGCCGACCAAGGCAATCAACTCCTGCTCTAACTGGACCCGTCGTTCGTTGGCTTGTTTCTCATTAAGCCGCGCTTGGAACAGGTCTTCAACGATTTGCTCCTTTGTCCTCATATCCATTTCTCCAAGTTGACTGGCAAGCGCCAGTGAGCGAACTCTATACCCCCTTGTGACGTAATGCAAGGGGTGGCAGTATGTCACCCGTTCGCAACCTTACAAGGATCAAAAAATGACCCTGAATGAATACATCAGACGAAAACGCTTGACACAGGAGCAGTTTGCTGCCTTGGTCGGGTGTACCCGTACCGCTGTCACGCGGTGGTTAGCGGGTAATCGCGCTCCGTCGCCCAAGTGGGCAGCGGTAATCCTGCGGAAAACCAAGGGTTCTGTGAAAGTGCAAGACCTACGTGGTGTCGCATCTGTCGGACCCGGATTCAAACTCCACGACGCTATTGTTCGCAGGGGATTGACAATCCAAAAGGCCGCAGAACGGATGGGCATTTCCCGAAATACCCTTGCATCATACATCAAGGATTCTTTGCAGCCTTCAAAGGATCACGCTCAAAAAATTAAGCGAGAGTTTGGAGTAACCCTATGATTGACATCGTGTTTCATGGAACGCCAATTGGTAAGTCCCGTCCGCGCTTTGGTCGCACCAAGGCTGGTGGTGTGGTGACGTACACGCCGCAAAAGACTCGTGATTACGAACGAGCACTCAAGTCGTTTGCACAAGTTGCGATGATAGGCAAGACCATGTTAGAAGG